ATAAACGCACCGATATAGTGTCTGATTTTCAAGCTAAGGTTGACCCCCAAGTGCTTATTATTCAGCCCCAAGCAGCTTCTCACGGCCTTACATTGACGGCGGCTGACACAGTGCTTTGGTATGCCCCAGTCACCAGTGTTGAAACCTACCTGCAAGCTAATGCCCGCATCAATCGCCCTGGACAAAAGCACCCAATGACAGTAGTCCATGTGCAAGGGAGCGCCGTTGAAGCCAAGCTTTACATGATGCTTCAAGGCAACATTCTCAACCATAATAAAATAATTGACCTATATCGCCAGGAAGTCGGTATAGGTGCTTGACTTTGTCAAACAGGATGATATCCTTGTGATACTTTTATTTTTTTCAGTGGGATACATCGATGCCAACCGCAGATGAACTAGTTCGAGTTTATATAAAAATACGTGAAACGATCCGAGAGAAAGAAGCTGAACACAAAGCTCAAATTGCAGATATAAAGGAAGACTTTGAAAGAGTGGGGGAGGAGTTATTAACCCATTGCAAGGAGAACAAGGTCAAATCTGTTGTAACTGAGTTTGGTACTTTCTTTAGAGTTGTGCGTACCAAGTATTGGACCAGTGACTGGGCTGCGATGTACAAGTTCATCCATGACAACGATGCTGCCCACGTTTTAGATAAACGTATTAACATCAAAGCGATGCAGGAATTTTTAGAAGACAACCCAGAAAGCTTACCTGTGGGCCTTCATTCCGAGAAGGCTTACACCATACAAGTCAGAAAGCCCACAAGTAAGTAAGGAGAACATGATGAATACCAATGTATCAATATTTAAGCAACAGACCTCCCAAGCCATTCAAAATAGGCCACCCAGTAGGCTCGCTGAAGAGCTTTCTAAAGGTTCTTCTGGCATTTCTAGCAGGAGAATACAAACCAATACCAATGGGGTTTTCAAACGCTTGGTTAATGGAGAACAGGTAGGCGATCCTATCCCTGGTGAGATAAATGTCATCATTATATGGACTCTCCCCAACGTGTCACGTATTTGGTACAAGGAAAAGTATGACCCTAATAAGGATGCCACTTTGCCTAATTGCTGGTCTAACCTGGGAGATAAACCAGAAGCAGCTGCAAGTGACCCGCAGCATACTAACTGTGCCGATTGCCTTAAAAACATACAAGGGTCAGGCGAGGGTAAGAGCAGAGCATGTCGGTACCAACGCCGTATCTCTGTGCTGGTAGAAGGCGATACATCTGGTGACATATACCAGTTTAATATAGCGGCCAAGTCTTTATTTGGGAAAGGGCTTAGTAATATGCACCCCTTTGAGAGCTACATTAATTACTTGCGTGCAAATGGTGAAGCACCAGACCAAGTGGTTACCACCATCAGCTATGATACGAATGCGGAGGCAATGGAATTACTTTTTACCCCGCTGCGGAGTGTATCAGATAAGGAGTGGGCCGAAGTTAAAAGAGCGCAGGACCACCCTGACGCCAGCCGCTACACTCGCATTACTGTCGGTCAGACAGACAATGTAACCAAACTACCCGCTCCTGATGTTATACGTAGTGATGAACCTGACGAGGAACCTGCTGAAGTAGGGGAGCCAATTGCCGAACCTATAAAGAGGGAAACCAAGAAAGAAGAACCCCCTCTCAAGGACGATATTGCCGAGGTTCTGTCAGCTTGGGCTGATGAATGAACCATGAGCTATGGATACAGCGCACGGCTGATTGAAACTAATAAAAAAGCTAACCAAAAGCTTCTCGGAGTTAAGCTCGGAAAAGTGTGCATTAGAGGTAACACTTCTGTGGCCGATATATCCGAAGAACTAGGAGTTAGCAGACAGACGATCTACAATTGGTTTTGTGGAGTGAGCGACCCTCATCCCACCATTGTAGATAAAGTCCACTCTTTTTTAGAGTCATTCAAGCCCATCAAGTGAGGTAACTTTTTAATTACTCCGAGGTAACTTGGGGAGACAACTCCCCCTAAAAAAAGTAAATGGCTGAATTTGACCTTCTAAATACAGTACAACCAGCTGATGGCTGGTTCTGTGTTACAGGTATTCTAAAGAAGGACGGCGGCAAAGATGATGTAAAACAAACTCTTGTAGCCACTCGTCAAGAAGTAGATGCATTAGTAGCACGCTATGTTAAGCAACGGCGAAATGTGTTTTTTGCAGTAGCTAAATATGCTACTGACGCGAACCGCACTAAGGCTAACGTAAAAGCAGTCAAAGCGTTTTGGCTGGACCTGGACTGCGGAAAAGACAAAGCGGTACCCAACCCTAAGACCGGTATCCCTGGCGGCTACCTAACTCAACCTGAAGCAGCCAAAGCCCTTCAGGGGTTCTGTACTCTTGTTGGGTTGCCTCTGCCTATCGTGGTGAATTCTGGGAGAGGCTTGCATGTCTACTGGGTATTAACTACCGAAATAACGAGAGAAGAGTGGGAGCCTGTTGCGGAAAGACTCCGGGAACTTTGTCTAACCCACAAGTTTTATGTAGATAATGCCGTCTTTGAAGTGGCCCGCATACTCCGTATTCCTGGCACTTACAATTTCAAGGGGGAACAACCCCTTCTCGTTGGTGTGCTGGGAGATCCCATTAAGGCCGAACCCGTCGAGTTCCAACACTTTTCCAAGTTATTGGGCATTAAAGAATCCCCGCCTAAACGTGTATCTAAACTAGGTGCTTATTTAGCTACTGCTAAGGACTGCAATAGTGCATATAAGTTTTCCAAAATTATGCGCCGTACTGCCACCGGAGATGGGTGTGCCCAGTTACTGGACTGCTTTACTAACCAAGAGACATTAGTGGAGCCTCGGTGGTTCGATGCGCTCTCGGTAGCTAATAAATGTGAGGATAGAAGGGACGCAATTATAAAGATGTCTGAGCGCCACCCCGAGTATTCGTTTGATGCCGCAGATGCCAAAGCACGTAACGCTGAAGGACCACACGGGTGTGAAGTTTTTGAACGGAATAATCCTGGAGGGTGCGAGGGTTGCCCGCACCAAGGCAAAATTACTGGCCCTCTAAGACTTGGTAAAATAATTTTAGCAGCTACCCCCGCAGATCCAGTTATAAACGAAACCAAGATGGAGCCAGAGGGGAAACCCAATGGTGCAACAACATACCCTTTCCCTTTTTTTAGAGGGAAATACTCGGGCATCTATCACACAGATGGCACTGAAGATTCAGATGCAGAACCAACATTAGTATATAAAAATGATTTGTACGTAGTTAAACGGATGGAAGACCCCGGAATAGGGGAAGTTATAGTGTTTAAACTTCACTTACCTAAGGATGGAGTTAGACAGTTTAAAATCCCCAATGTGAATATTTCTGAGAAGTCAGAGCTACGCAGAGCTTTAGCTTCCTACGGCGTTTTATGTTCCGGTAGCAAGAAGTTTGACCTTCTACACCTGTACATAATTCTTTCAATTACACAACTCCAAGATGATAAGAGGGCAGAAAAAATGAGAACACAGTTTGGTTGGGCAGATAACGACAGCAAGTTTATTATCGGTGACAAAGAGATCTCTGCCCAAGGGGTTTACCATAGTCCCCCTTCTGCCCTGACTGAGGATCTGGCCCAGTACATGGCTCCCAAAGGAACCTTAGAAAAGTGGAAAGAAGTTTTTAAATTATATGGGAGGCCGGGATTGGAACCTCATGCTTTTGCTGCGCTTACTGCTTTCGGTTCTCCCCTTTTTAAATTTGTAGGGCACAACGGCGCTATTATAAATCTTATCCACCCCAGTTCTGGAACAGGGAAATCCACAGTACTTTACATGGTCAACAGTGTTATGGGCCATCCCAAAGAATTGAGTGCAAACTTTTCTGACACTTTGAATGCAAAAATTATGCAGCTCGGCATGATGAACAACCTGTGTTTTACGGTGGATGAAATGACTAATACCCCACCAAAAGATTTTTCTATTCTAGCCTACAGTATGTCCCAAGGGCGCGGTAAACACCGCGTTAAAGCTTCGGCTAATGAGCTGCGCCCAAACTATACTCACTGGGCGAACATGTCCCTGTGTAGTTCCAATGCTTCTTTTTATGAAAAACTTGCTGCCCTAAAGAATTACGCTGATGGTGAAATGATGCGGTTGCTGGAATACAAAATTGATTACACACCCCCCGATGTTATCCCAACTGAGTTAGCGAAAGATATGTTTGACCACCAACTTGTTAACAACTACGGACATGCTGGCCCCCTATATGCACAATATTTATTAAGTAATCTGGAAGACGTTGTTGATGGGCTCTTGGCTATCCAACGCAAGATTGATCTTGAACTTAAACTTACCCAACGAGAGCGGTTTTGGTCAGCTATATTAGCGTGCAACATAGCGGGTGGTCTTATTGCCAAACGGTTGGAACTTATAGATTGGGACATGAACAAGCTTTACGCTTGGGCCACTCAAATGGTACATGAGTTACGCAATGACACTACACCCCCCACCTTCAATGCTGTACAAGTGGTTGGGGACTTCCTTAACCGCCATATCAATAACACTTTGGTAGTGGAAGACGCTGCTGATAAGCGTAGCCATATGCCTTTACGACCTACCTTAGATCCGCGTGGGGAACTTATTAATCGCTATGAACCAGATACAAACAAGTTATTTATTACTGCTAAACCGTTTAAGAATGATTGTGTAGAACTACAAATTAATTATAAAGACACATTAATAAAGCTTAAAGAACAGGGTATTTTCTTAGGTACCACCGTTAAGCGGATGTCTAAGGGGATGAAGGTAGTGTCTCCTGGGGTTCACTCTCTTATATTTGATTGCTCTCACCCAGATTTTTCAGTTGATATGCAACAGTTAACTAGCCAAGGTGCAGAGTCAGATACTGAAACTGATGGTAGTAGAGCAGATTAATTACGAAGTAAACTGGAAAGTGTTTAAGCGGGGATATTCTGTGTTTGTCCCTTGCTTAGATCCCTCCAAGGCAAAGAAAGAAATACTCACCACCACCAAGCGCCTGAAATTTAAAATTGTTACTAAGGTAGTTATTGAAGATAGCGTGCGTGGTATACGCTTTTGGCGTGTTTAGTTAACTCGACTTCTTCTAACCAGATCTGCGGCCCAAGGCGCTAAATCTTTTTGGGGCACTACGAGCCCTTGCTCTGCTTCGGCCCGAGTTGTTGCTCGACCTGTTAGAGACTGGGTAATACTATCCCCATCTATAGGATAAAACCCGTTGCGGTAATTGTATTCATACACAGCATCGAGGGCTTCATTAATGTTAGCCTGGGTGCGGGGGGTCGAGTTCTCCATGTCTTTTGCGTAAGCCAGGTTAATTTGGTTAAGAACTTTAGTTCGTTCTCGTTGAACTTCTACCATAACGCGCTTGGCTAAGAAGTTAGCTTTGGAGATCTCTGCTTCCGTAGTGGACTGGAAATTAAGAGCTTGCCCCAGGATCTTACCCATTGTGTAAAACTCAGCATCTAAAATTTGAGCACGTTGTCCTTGCG